CAGTTTCAATTTTATCACCTTCAGGTCTAAGCGCGTTGATTAGATATTGATATGAAGAGTGAAACAGCGGTTAAAAAGATATCACATCTAATCAACGCGCTTAGACCTGAAGGTGATAAAATTGAAACTGTTATTCCAACTAAGAATGGCTATCATTTAATCACTAAACGATTCGACATACAGGAATTTAACAAGTATATGTCGCTACAAGGTGATGTACCTGATATCCAAAAGAAGAACCCAACATTACTATATTATCCAGATAGTTTAGACGAAATTTCTTAATTATATTTACAATATGGAAAATAACAA